CATGACGAGCTTTGAAAGACTTACGCTTTGCTTTCATTCTAGCAGACTCTCCTTTCTTCGGAGCTCCTGCTGTACCACTAAGTGTACCGACCTTTTTACCTTGTTGTCCAAACCTAATCAATTTAATCTTGTCACCTTCTTTAGCAACAACCACATGAGACTTAGTTGGATGCTTTGGAGTACGCTTAGGTTTATTATAACCTGATACTCCTGCTTTTTCCAGCCTTGGGTCTTTCTTCTTAGCCATTAGTGCAGTACCTCAACTGCTTCTTTCTCTTCCACATAGTGCATCAAACCACCTTCAGTTACTATTTCAACAAACTCACCTACTAATATTAGGTTGTTGTATTTAGCAGCTTGTTCAGCTTCTTCCCAATTTACTGCTAGTATGTTGGGTCCTGCATATCTTTTACCGTCATCTTCCATCTCAGTTAGAAATATCTTCATATTGGTCCTCGGGTAGGTCTAGTGGTGCTTTATCGGGCATCAAAAAGATACCACTGTTCACTGTATGGTTAACATCTACCTTATCAACTTTAGTAACTCCAACCCTATCAAGTAGCGTTTGAGCTGCTGCAAGTTTATTATTAGCTTGGATAACAGGCTTAGTAGAGTCCATTATCTCAACAAGCTTAAAGGCTGCTCGTGGTGCGGAGTTTGCTAAGACCTCTTGAGTCAGTTCAAGTATCTCATTCTTCAAAGTCTTAACCACATGGTGATAATGACTCTTATACCCTGCAAGTTCAGCAGCCTTTTTAGCATCACCTTGAGTCTCAACGAGATACTCTAGAAACGATTGCTGTTTCTCAGTGAGTTCTCTTTTAGAGTCATTGACGACTGTTGGTAGTATTGCCATCCTAATAGTATAGTGATGGATACAAGATTTGTCAAGTTATTTAAAAAGTTCTTGACAGAATGCAATCTAGAAGCTATAATAACTTTATCGGTCCCCCGGGTCAATATATAGATATAGAGACCCACCAAAGCACTAAAAAGTCCCTAAAATAACCTCCCTAAAAACTACCACTAGTCTATAAAGATTAGGGGTACTTTATAGCCCGACAGTAAACTAGTTTTATAAGGGTTGAGGGAAAACTGGTATACCCTGAAAAGTCTGTAAAATGTATGAGTATGCTATAGATATATGGGTGGAGGGGGGTGGTCACCTGCGTACCCCATAGCCTTTGAAGTACTCTGTGAGCAACCCCTACAAGACTAACAAGACTTCAGAGACTTGGCAGACTCTAAAGACATTGGAAGAAACGAAAAGACTAGAAAGACTTGGAAGAACTCTAAAGTTCTACGAAGAACTAACCAATCTAAAACTAGTTGATGAGATTTACTAGTCTTTGAAGTGTTATGAAGTTAATATAAAACTCTAAAAACTTGGTAGGTCTTGGGAGTACTTGTCTGCTCCAACCATATAGCTAACATACTCGCAGAGCTCGTATATCAAAGTGCTCCTTTGTCGCACATTAATTATTATTGCTAACAATAAAAGTATGCAGTTTAAAGTTATCCACAGGTTATTCAATGAAGTTATCCACAAGCTAAGAAGTAGGGCGGTGTTTATAGAGTGCTTGTAAACCCACTCGACAGGAACACATTTAAATTCCTTCCTGTAGTTATCCCTTATCAGAATACCCTACTCTTAATAATTAAGCAGTTTAACTTCGTGCTTAGGAAGTCTAGGAGTGAACCTTTACTCTTCGTTTATTAACCTACCTCTTCGGTCATTAGGTTCTACCGATATTTCTAACCAACCTTCTTGTAATCCATCAATCATATACTCAGTATCATTAATTACATCTTCAATCGAATATTGGTCATAACCTCCTTCTTTAGTTGTAGTTACCTTTATAGTAATTTCTTGATTTCCTATAGTTCTTATTACTTCGTCATTCATAACTTCTTTCCTCCTAGTTGTTTGTTAAAAGCTATATAGTCTATTGTCCTGATTTCTGGTCTAATGTCAATATACTTATTAGATTAAATTCTTATATATAATTCATTCTTCTATAACTACAAAGTCTAAGTAGTCCTTTGACATTCCCTGATGTTTGCTATAAAGTTATAACAACATTAACAACTAAGGAGTATTAAATGACTAAACGAATGATAAACGCTAAAGAAAAAACAATCATGGAAATAATTCTGGAGTATTCTCATGCAGTACACACAGACCAACCAGAATTATTTACCTATTTCAATCCAGAAGAAATCCACATTTTAGGATTTTTTACTTATGTTTCTTTTGCAGAAAAACATGCGAGAGGAGTTTTTGAGTGGGCTCATAGAAACTATGGAAATGATATTCCAGAAATTACAACCTACAGTATAAAAGACCTATCTACCAGAGATAAAAAAATCTTACTTGAATTACTAGACGAATGTGTTGAATGGCTAGAAATTAAAATAAATAATAGGGAGGTAGCATAATGACTGAAACTAAATTTATGGCACTTTGTGAAAAGTATACTATTCATCCATCTATAGCATTTGAGAATGAGGCTTTAAAAGAGGCTCTCTTGTGGCGAGATGATGAGTTGGTTGAGGCAATCTTACAGGAGGATTTTTAAATGACTAAGTTTAAACAAAATAAAATATTAAAAGTGATAGTCACATACTTTGATAAAAACACAGTACAACTAGACCGCCATGAAACATCTTTGAAAAGTCAGTTAGTGGCTCAAGGATTGATGGCAAATGATACAGACTTACAAAACTTAATAACGGAGGTAACCCAATGAAAGTTAGAAATATGATAACCCCTAACAATAATACTGCACCTAATCAGTTTATTATCACAACCAATGATGGCGAGATATTCCAAAGCTATAAGAGTGTCATTGCGATAAAGCATATTGATGGTCATGTTGTTCTTGACGAAACCTATTGGAACTATTCAAGCACAACAGGCAAATACAGAAATATGTTTTTAGACGAAGATAGGGCAACTACTGAGGCTAAGATAGCATCTGGAGAATATCAACTAACTAATCTAAACCCTTACGGAGATAGCTAATATGGACGTAACTAAACAGGATACAGTATCGTTGAGGCACATTGTATTATCATTGAATACACTGCCCGCCTTGAATACTGAATTAGAAAATGAAAGATTAAAACTTGCAGAGGCAGAACTAAAAAGGAGGTTGAGGCATGAGTAAATTAATTAGTGTTAGAGCATATGAATATCAAGAACTAGAAGATTATGCAAAAGATGCATTTATAAAATATATGTTTGATTCGCCTTTTGAATACGAAGATGAAGATAAAGAAGGCAATACAATAATTAAATATGATTACTTCGCTGATATGGATTTAGCAGAACAAATAGAATTTTGTGAAATGAATAAATATCTTTTTAATAAACATGGCGAACTAATCGGACACTTAGAGGAGGTTGAGGCATGAGTATTGAACTTACATACAAAAGAAAAAGCAAAGAACTAGAAACAGCTTTGGCAGTTGTTCGCTGTTTAATTAATGTTTCTACTAATCAAATTAAATCAGAGCCAGAAGAAAAAATGTGGTTTAAAGAATTAAATCATTTACAAGAAGTAGAATTTTTAATGGAATGTGCAGATTTTTATTACAAAGATTAAGGAGGTAGTATGAGTAAATTATTAGAAGCAGTTAAAGAAGCAAGTATATCTGTTGCTTGTTTGCTTGATGATATTGCAGTAGATGAAAACAATGATATTAAAATTTTTGAACTGCAAAAAGACATTGAACATTTACAAGACCAGATAACAATAATAGAAAATAACTTAAAGGAGGTAGCATGAGTAGATTAGTTAGTTTTTTACAAGATGATTTAAAAGAAATAGATGAATCTTTTGAAAGTGTAAAACAAATTATGGAGGATAAAATTTACTATGAAAATAGAGGTGATTTAGAAAATCATATTGAAAGAATAGATAGATTTATTTCTTATTGGAAACAACACGCTAAAAGTTTGGAGGTAGCATGAGTATAGCAGACAAAATTAAAATAATAGATGATGTCATAACAAGAGAAGTTGAATGGGCAGATGAGCCAACAGACGATATTCAAAATGCTTGGGTTGATATTAAAGATTTAGTAAATAAATTTTACAAGGAGGTAGCATGAGTAATTGTACAGATGAATGTAAAAAATCAGGTTGGTTAGAGGCAGAAGGCAGACTAGGACTTGAGATACAAATGTGTCAGGATTGTTATGTTTGCAAATCTGATAAAGAGGCATATGAAAAAGCTAGTAAAATTATAGATACATCAAAACACAAGTATGATACTTTTACTGCTCCAAAGGAGGTAGCATGAGCATAACAGAAAAAGAATCAATCATTTGGGCTAGTGGACATTACTTAACGGAACATTTACCAGAAGAATATGATGAATGGACAAATGAAAAACTTGACAGTTATTTATTAGACTTTGTTTGGGAACCTTTTGAGTATCATTCAGCAGAGCAAATTTGGGAATACATAGAAAGTTTAGCTTATGATTTTAAAGAAACCATAAAATATAAATTAAAGGAGGTAGCATGAGTAATGTAGAACTACATAGACTTAGAAAACTTAAACAGGAACTATTAAGTATTATAGAAACTAACATAACAGTTGATTGGTTTCACGATATGCCTGAGGCAGAGTTTAGAAGAATGTATGACTTTGTAGCTATTAGGTTTGATGAAATAATTGATAACGCTGAGGAGTAGATTTTATGAGTAAATACAGCAATAAATTAAAACAGACAGTTATTGATTTCGTTAGAGATGAAAGGGTTGAGGAACAAGATAGAAACTATATACCAATGGAATGTGCCTTGCATAAAGTTGATTTTCCAAATGATTTTGAAAAATTCAAAACGGATTGGTTAGATGAAGATGATTTCCTATTAGATTTCAAAGACATTATTAAAATAATTGATAACGCTGAGGAAAAAAAATGAGTAATGGAGTTTTGTTATTGTTCTGTATAATTATATTTAGCATTGCAGTATTAACATTATTCTTTATAGAACCACATCAAAAAGAAAATTTTGATAAACAAAAAGTTGTTAAATACAACGATAACGATTACTGAGGAAATATTATGAACTGGAAAGACCTACTAAACAAACACGATTGGCAAAGATTCTTAGTTAAAACATACAACACAACTACTGACGCAGATGTAAAAGAAACGATTGAGGAAGTATGGGAAGTAGAAAAGAATGCTATGGCAGAACTTGAAAAACTTAGGAAACAAAATGACTCAATATAAAAAGAAAGTAGATTTACAGAGGGCTATACTGAAAGCTGAGGCATGGGGTAAAGAACCCTATTCTATAGAAACTCATAGACTAAAAAGCAATGACTATGACACTAGACCAGAGGACACAGATAGAGGGTATGTGACTGACACCAGATACAACAATGGCACAATAGTCAGAGAGCAGTTTGGTAAAGTCATTCATGTATTTGGTAAACCATTATCACTAGAGCAACTAATAGAGAAGATTAAATATGAAAAAGTATGAGCCTAGAGTAACAGTTGGCAGTGTCCCGTTTGATGACAAAGCAGATGACCCTTACTATCAAGGTTGGTTCTGGGACTCAACAACTAAAAAACTATACAGGTGGCAAGACTTACCAAAAGATAATACTTGATTTAAATATTAAATTATGATAGAATGGCAAGAAACAGAATGGAGATAAAATGACAATAAGATTCTATAATGCATATGAATTGCCTAGCATTCCTGCGGGGCATAGATACTTTCGTGTAGGCACTATTGGCTACAAGTGGGTAAAAATTAAAGAGGCTCATGCTCCACATTGGAAAAGAATATCTTTGAAGAAATGGCAAGAGATTCAACAACTAAAAACTTTTAAAATCATAAGGGAGGACTAATGATAAAAGATTTAGATTTGCATGGTGTTACTAAAATAGTAATTGAAAAGGGCGGTCATATTTTTGGAGAGGGTTCAACAACTTACAATGATGTGATAATAGTAAACGACAAAGGCGAAAGGTTTATTTTAACTTGTTATTCAGCAGAGCCAGAGTCAATACCTGTGGAGTTATCGTGACAAGTTTAACTGAGGCAGTAGCAATCGTTGAAAAGATTTTAGATAAAGAATCAAAAGCACAAAGTAACTCTGATGAAATACAAGACGCTTGGTATATAATTAAAAATAACTTGAGAGGCTAATATGAACATGCGAGAGCATTTAATTATGATGGAGAATATCAGAAAGGGTAAAAGCCCTGATGGTAAAGTATTAACTAAAACAATAAGGAAAAGAAATGAGTCATCCAATAAACGACAGAATTAAAGAAACAATAAGTGAAGGAGTCGAGGCAGTTTGGATGTTACCAAATAGACCAGACTTACGAGAAGATTGCGAAGAGTACATTTGGGATTATTATGCAGAAGATATAATAAATCCTGATAAGATTCCCTCAATGGTAATAGAGTTTTTATCTAAGCATTGTAGTAATGCAACTTCATCAAAAGATTTAGAACACATGGCAAAACAAGGATTAATGGGAGCCAACTATGAATAAAACAGAGAAGAAAAAAGACCAGAAAGCAAAAGAAAAATTTAAAAAGAATCTTGAGAAAAAGATTGAAGATGAACTTGGTAAAGAGATACTCAAGAAGATTACAATACTGACATGAAGTTTAAAATATTTGTTGGTAATTTAGAAACTGTAACGATTGAAGAAGAGTCAATAGATATTGTTAAACAAATACTTATAGATAATAGTAAACAGTTAGTTACTGATTTTTTAGAAGAAGGATTAATAGATATTGAACAACAGGAAAATTAAAGAACTTAAACAACGAGTTCCGCACATACAACTAGATTGGTTGCGAAGTGTTGTCCCAGACCCTAGTGAAGTTACTATGGATAAGTTATCGCAACTCTTACCAGAGGAAACTCATGTCAAAGCTATCGGTAGTGTTAGGCTATCTTATATGTCTGATAGATGGGTGCTTAAAATGTTAAAAAGATATCCAGAAGTAAAAACTTTTGCACAATTAAATAAAAAAATAAATGGCAGTTAAAAGAGAAAAGGTTATCATTAACCATGTTAAAAAGAGTACCTCACAAGGCAGAGGCGGTAGAAGCAGACGAGTTAAGATATCCACAAAACACATGAATAAAAACAAAAAGAAAAGTTACAAAGCGTATCGAGGTCAAGGTAGGTGAATGTAGAGTTAGCTATGATAATAGATAGTGGAGATAAAAAGTATTATGTTTATGGTACTTACGAAGAAGTAGAGAACTATGCTGACTCTGTAGATGGTTATGTACATCATTACTTCAATCATGTCAATCCATCAACAGTTCAGGCTAACTTTAATTACATAGGTTCTGGGCAAGACCCGTATCAAAGGAGTAGAAGTTTCGATTACAAATTAAATAAAACAATTAATATAATTAAATGGTAGGAGATACTATGATATTTAAAACAATTATAACTGCGATTTTAAGTTTTACTATTGGAGCCTTAATATTAGTAGGTGCTGCTGTGGTTAACAACAATCAACTGATTGCACAAAATGGTAGTAAAATCATAAACATAGAAGGTTATTTGATGAATAATGAACAAGAAACAGAGGCTCAATAAATATGTATTATTTTGTAGTATCCCAATTAAATTTGTGGTAAACTAAAAGTATGTTATATTTTTCAGAATCAAAAATGTTAACTAAAGATGAATACAAGAGGTTCGTTGATTATAGTGATGAGCATTTCACTGATTGGTATGAGAATAAAATCTGTTATTCAGTCAGAGGAATTAAAGATAACTATTTCGTAGAACTTTGGGCTAATGGTCTAGTAACATTTAAAGAGATTTTAACATGAGTAATTTAACACGAACCATAAGCCCTCTATCTCCGTTCATGTATGTGTTAGGTTTGGTTTTCTCCATAGCTCTGAGAGTGGTTAGCTCAAAACTCTCACTTAATTTATTTGTAACCAAAGGAGGTTTTACATGGCAATACTAGAAGGTACTGTAAAATGGGCAAGTATTACTACACCTAATACTAAGTTTGAACCTGTTTATACAGTTGATTTAATTGTTGACGAGGAAACAGCAAATGATTTTGCCTCTCGTGGACACAAAATAAAACAGCATGATGAAGGTCCTGCAGTTGTTATCAAAAGAAAAGTGAATGGTCCAAATGGAATTACTAGACCGGCACCTAGACTTCTTGATAAAGACAAGCAAGAAATAAATGTGGCTGTAGGAAATGGTTCTAAGGTCAGAGTACAGTTTAATGAATACTCAGGTGAAGGTAAGTATGGTCCTTATCAGGGATTAGACTTACAAGCTGTACAGGTCGTAGATTTAATTGAATATCGTTCTGCAGATGGTGAAGAACTGTTAGCAGATGGCGAGGAGTTTTAAATGATTATCACAGTAAAAAAAGACGATGGCGAAGTAATTTATGATGTTACTAAGATTACAGACGAGGCAAAGCAAGGAGAGGCTAGAGTTATAATTTCGAAGGTGGGCAACTTAGACACTGTAACTGAAGCACTAAGTTTTGCCTCGGCTACTCACAGAGCAAACCTAGAAAGGTTGCTTGAAGATAGTCCTGAATCAATAGTTGAGCCAGAGACTGAAGTAGTTGAAGCAGAGATTGTCGAAGAAGACGAATCTAAATAACACAAACTAGACTAGGGTTTTCCCTTAGTTTTTTCCCTAGTCTAGACCATTGGAGATAGAATGGAAGAACGTAAAAGCACGTTTATAAAACACAAATTACCCTGTAAGAAATGTGGCGGTTCGGACCCTGTATCTATGAATGCAGATGGTTCAGCTTGGTGCTTTAGTTGTTCTACTCGTTTCCCTAAATATGATGAGGACTACGTGCCAGAAGAAACAGTAGAGAAACATACCAGTACATTTTTAAATTCATACACAGGAATCTTTGATGACTTACAAGACAGAGGTATATCAAAAGCAACTGCAAGTAAGTTTGGTGTAAGAGTTGTAAAAGACTTAGCAGGAAAAACTATTAAGCATATCTATCCGTTCTTCAATGGCACAGAAATAGTTGGCACTAAAACAAGACGTATAGAAGATAAACAGTTTCTATTCAATGGTACTTACGAAGGTACTGGTTTGTTTGGCGAACAACTCTATCGTAACAAAGGCGGTAAGTATCTGACAATAACTGAAGGCGAATGCGATGCAATGGCAGTACACGAACTGTTTCAAGGTAAGTATGCAGTTGTATCTATTAAGACTGGCTCTGCAGGAGCAGTAAAAGATATCCGAGAAAGTATAGAGTTTGTTGAATCATTTGAGAATGTAGTCTTATGTTTTGACAATGACAAAGCAGGAAGAGAAGCCACAAAGAAAGTAGCTAGAATAATCAAGCCCGGAAAGGTAAGAATCATGGCACTGCCTAATGGTTTTAAAGATGCTAATGATATGCTCAAGCAAAAGAAGTTTGCTGAGTTTACACAAGCTTGGTGGGATGCAAAGACTTACACTCCATCAGGCATATTAGATTTATCATCTAAGAAAGATGAATGGCTAAACAGAGAAGTAAAAGAAAGCATAGCCTATCCTTGGGATGGACTTAATAAAAAGCTTTATGGTATGCGAAGAGGAGAACTAGTAACTCTTACAGGTGGTACAGGACTTGGTAAGTCTTCAGTAACTAGAGAGTTAGAACATTGGCTAATTAAAAATACACAAGATAATGTAGGTATCGTTGCTCTTGAAGAGAACTGGCTAAGAACTGCAGACGGTATCATATCAATAGAAGCCAACGACAGAATTTATTTAAACGAAACTAGAGATAAATATTCAGACGAACAACTACAAGCTATGTTTGATAATGTTATACAAAAAGGCAGAGTCTTTATTCATGCTCATCTAGGAGCAACAGATATAGAAGAAATCTTTTCCAAACTTAGATACATCATAGTTGGTTGTCAGTGTAAGTGGGTTGTCGTAGACCATTTACATATGCTTGTAAACGTAATGACAGAAGGCGATGAACGTAGAGGTATAGATTCATTAATGAACAGATTAAGAAGTCTTGTTGAAGAAACAGGAGTAGGAATGTTCTTAGTGTCTCATTTACGTAGAGCAAACGGAGACAAAGGACATGAGAATGGGGTTGAAGTATCCTTATCTCATTTAAAAGGTTCACAAGGCATAGCACAACTGTCTGATTGTGTTATTGCATTAGAACGTAATCAACAGGCAGAGAATCCAGAAGAAGCTAACACAACTAAAGTTAGAGTGTTGAAATCTAGGTACACAGGTGATACTGGACTTGCTTGTTCTCTCAGGTATAATCCTGATACCGGTAGACTTTTTGAAGTCTCCGAGGAGCAGACATTCGATAATGAATTTGATTTTTGATATTGAAGCTGATGGACTTACCCCTACTAAAATATGGTGCATAGTTGCAAAAGAACTAGACGGACCAGTACATACCTTTGACCCTACCCAGATAGAAGAAGGTATAAAGTTTTTACAATCAGCTAAAACTCTAATAGGACATAACATCATTGGTTATGATATTCCTGTCTTAGAAAAACTACACAAAGCATCCTTTCTCGATAACAAGTTAGAGGATACTCTAGTTATGTCTAGATTATTTAATCCAGTCAGAGAGAACGGACACAGTTTAAAAACATGGGGCTTTAGAGTTAAATTACCTAAACAAGAACAACCAGAAGACTTTGAAGAATATACACCTGAAATGCTTGAATACTGCATACAAGATGTAAGGCTAAATGAGGTCGTTTACAAACATCTAATAGAAGAAAGCTCCGGATTCTCTAAACAAAGCATAGACTTAGAACACAAGGTCGCTAAGATTATGAAAGAACAAGAGACAAACGGATTTTTGTTTGATGAGAAAAGAGCTATGACTTTACTAGCACAACTCAAAACAAGGATGACAGAAGTAGAAGATGAAGTACAAGAAACTTTTAAACCTAAATGGGTAGCTGACAAGGTAGTAAATCCTTACATTAAAAAGGATGGTACGCTATCTATGCGAGGACTTACTGAAGAGGAATATAAAAAATGTTTAGATACAAATAACTTTGAGCCATTTACTCGTAAAAAATTAGTGGAGTTTAATTTAGGTTCTCGTAAACAAATAGGAGAATACTTGATTGACTTTGGTTGGAAGCCAAAACGATTTACCCCTACCGGTCAACCAATAGTAGATGAAGGTACGTTAAAAAAGATTGACCACATACCAGAAGCAAGACTGATAGCTGAGTTTTTATTGTTACAAAAAAGAATAGCACAGATATCATCATGGATGGATGAACTAATTGGTGAACGAGTGCATGGTAAAGTTATACCTAACGGTACTATTACAGGTAGAATGACACATAGAAATCCTAATATGGCTCAGGTACCTAGTGTTGTAAACCCTTATGGTAAAGAGTGTCGTGCTTGTTGGATAGTCCCGGAAGGTTATAAACTATTAGGTGTTGATGCTAGTGGGTTAGAACTAAGAATGTTAGCCCATTACATGAACGATAAAGACTATATTGACGAGATTTTACATGGAGACATACATACAACTAATCAAAAACTTGCAGGACTTGAATCAAGAAATCAAGCAAAAACTTTTATCTATGCCCTTATATACGGAGCAGGAGATGAGAAGATTGGAAGTGTGGTTGGAGCTAACAGAAAAGCAGGTAAAGAACTTAGAAACCGTTTTCTCACCAACCTCCCTGCACTTGAAAATCTTACGGGAAGAGTTCGAGATGCTTCGAGAAAAGGATATTTAAAAAGTCTTGATGGTCGTAAGATATTTGTACGACATGAACATGCTGCTTTAAATACTTTGTTACAAGGCGGTGGTGCTATTGTAATGAAACAAGCTATGTGCAACTTACATGATGCTATTAAATTAAACTTGTTTGATGCTAAGTTTGTTGCTAACATACATGATGAATGGCAGATACAAGTTAAAGATACGATAGCTACTTTCGTAGGAATCAAAGGTGTCGAAGCAATAGAACAGGCAGGACAACAATTACATATGCGATGTCCCTTAACAGGGGAGTATAAAATCGGGGAGGATTGGAGTGAAACCCACTAAATCACATAGTAGAAAAGGAGATATTGCAGAATTAAAGGCAGTTACTTTTTTATTAGAAAAAGGTTATGAAGTTTTTAGAAATTGTGGTTGTGATGGACCAGTAGATATTGTAGCAATAGATGAAGAAAACAATGTCAGTTTAATAGATGTTAAAACTTTAGTTGGTAATTATGCTACTAAACAAAGAACATCTAAACAAAAAAAACTAGGAGTAAAAATATTAGGGTACAATCCAAAAACACAAAATATAAAATTTGTAAATCATAAAAGAGATTCTAATGAAACCCACTAAGAAAGATAGAAAGAAGTTTGATATAGATTTAGAGTATGGCACTATTAGAG